CGTCTGCCGGGCCCGCGTCGCGTCGATGACGGACTGCAAGCCATCCGCCCGAGTCCGCTCCTCACCCGCCGTCGCCATCCACTCCACGCCCGCCGCCTTCAGGCCGGCGACCTGGGTGAGGAGCTGCTCCCACGTGTAGAACTGCCTGTCCTCACCGAGCGCGGCCGCGAGCGCTTTGCGGCGGACGTCGTCCTCGGCGACGACGGTGAGCTGCGCACGGACCGCGGCGAGGTCGTTCTGCGCGGTCGAGAGACGGCCCGTCAGATGGAGAACGGTCGCTCTCTCCGCGGCGAGAGCCTGTTCGTGACGGTCACGAGAGACGAATCCGAACATCACGCCTCACCCCCGACCAGGCGCAGCGGCCACGTGCCGTCGACCACGGCGGTCTGATCCTTCTTCCGCAGGTACTCCTGGAACGAAGCCGCCTGCGCGGCAGCCCAGTCCTCCTGCTGGTCGTGCAACTCGTCGAGGAACGCGTTACCGATCTCCCCGAACTGAGAGGCGATACGCCACGCCACCCGGCACGCTGCGATGGCGTCCGCGTCGGCGGAGTGCGCGCCGTCCAGCGGTACGCGGTAGTGGGCGCATAGGTCGGTCAGCGTCCGCTTGCCCTTGCGGTACGGGTCGACCCGCTTGTCCAGCACCCGAGGGTCGACCACCCGCAGGTCGGCGCCGACGGTGTCCGTGAGCGTCTTCAGCCCGTACCTGCGTGCCTCCCGATCGAGGAGCGTCAGATCGAACGGGGCGTTCATGATGACGACGGGGGTCCCGGCGAGGACGACCTGCGTCAGCCCGGCCACCAACTCGGCGATCCCCTCGGCCGCGTCCTGGCCCTCGGCTTTCGCCTTCTCCGTCGTGATCCCGTGCACCGCGGAAGCGGCTTCGGGGATGTCGACGTTCGGGTTCAGCAGCCACTTCGCCGTGAGCGGCGGCTGGTTGCCGCCGACCTCGACGATGCAAGCGGAGACGATGCGGTCCGTCTCGACGTCGACGCCCGTAGTTTCCGTATCAAATCCGGCCAGGCGGCCGAGATGCCAGGTCATGCGCCACCCCCGACGCGCTCCTTGTAGATGCGCGGACCGAGGCTGTCGAGCGTCTCCATGTCACCGTTCTCGTTGGCGACCTTGGAGTTCAGCATCCGCAGGTTCGAGACCTCGTAGCCGATCTGCTGGATCCGCGGAGCAGACGTCTTCGGGTCGAGGATCTCGTCGCGGTACGACTCCGCCGACCGGGCCGGCGCCTCGACGCCCCGCTCGATGCGGTCCGCGTCCGGGTCCCGGTCGTTCGTCGGGATGAGCCCGCCGTTCAGCAGCAGGTTCCGCAGCGCGACGGTCTGCGCTTTCGTCGTCGACTTGTCGGAGGTGTCGAGCGCCTCACCGGCGGTCTGCGTGACGAGGAAGTCGCCCTTCGGACCGATGATGTGCCAGGTCACGGTGACCGAGCACTCGCGCATCGACCCGCCGGACTTGGTCTGCTTGGACCCGTATGTCGTCTCGGTCCTGAAGGGCAGGACGTTCACGCCGTGCTTGATCGTGATCGGACCGAAGTACTGCACGACCGTGTCAGCGGCGCGGTAGCTGTACCGGGTGCCGCGCTCGTTGTACTCCGAGCCCTTGCCGATGGCCCGGATCTCGCGCCGCACGCGCAGCCACGCGAGGTGGACGGGCACCATCTCGGGGTCGTCGTCGCCGGGCTCGTAGTCGGCCATCGGGTCGGGCAGCGGCGCTGCCTCAACCTCGGCCGGGTTCTCGTGCTCGCCGGCGTCGGTCGGCGTGCGGCCGGCGGCGACGGCTGCGTTCTCTCGCAGTCCCATCAGTTGACCCCCTTGTACTGCTTGGCGATGTCGATGCGTTCGGTCGGGTTCGGGGCCACGCACGCGGCGTAGGCGTCGGGGAAGCGCTCGGCCATCAGCTCGAAGTCGACCTTCGGCGCGGCGTTGCTGGGCTCCAGGGAGTAGGCGCGCTCGCCGCCGATGAGCGCGGACTGCGCGCTGCCGAGGGCGGCGATCATGCGGGCCTTCGCTGCGGCCTTCGCCTTCTTCGCGGCGGACTCGGCGCGCTGGTGGGTGCCGTAGTCGAGGAGCGCGTCGAGGGCGTCGTCTTGCCGGTCGATGTCCACCGCTCCGGAGCGGGTGGGGTGGAGCCGACGGAACAGGCGGGTCAGGGCCTCGCCGTCACCGGTCGGCGGGGGCGGCACCTCGGCCTGTACGTGGTCGAACCAGAACTTGTCGACCGCGGTGGTGATGTCGGCCATCACGTCCGTGTACTGGTCGGCGCGGACGGTGCCCTGGTGGTACTCGTTGCCGCCGATCAGGACCGCGTAGTGCATGTGCTCGTAGCCGTTGACGATGATCTGCCACAGCACCTGTGCGGTGACGTCGTCGGGGGCCCCGGCGTGCCACTGTGCGGACTTGAACGCGCTGCGGGTCTTGACCTCCAGCGCGCAGGGAACGCGCTCGTCCTCGGCGAGCGGGCACTCGGTGACGCGCCGGTCGAGGGTGGTCATCCAGTGCGGGTGGTCGACGTGGGCTACGAGGCCGATGCGGCGGATCACGGATCGGTTCTGCATGGCCCAACGGCGGGCGACGTTCTCCTCGTTGACGGTGCCCCAGTAGGCGGCTTCGCCTGCGTCGTCGATGTCGTGGCCGGTCTTGTCGTAGTAGACCTTCAGCGGCGGGGTGTAGTCGACGAGGCCGAGGATGGCGGGGACGTCGGAGGAGCCGATGCCGGAGCGGCGGGCGGTGAGCCAGTCGGCGCGGTCGGCGGTGGCGGGGAGGATGAGGCGGCCGGTCGGGGTTACCCGGCTGGTGGGCCCGGCCGGGGCTGCTGTCGTCATCAGGCGTTCTCGCCCTTCGTGCAGTAGGTGTAGAAGCGGCGGTGCGGCGAGTCGTGGAGAACCATGTGGCCGTCCGCGTGCAGGGCCGCGAGGTCGCGGCGCATGGTCACGCGGAGGACGTGGGCGGGCAGGCGCTTGCGGTAGAGGCGCTTAACGCGGCCGGTGGTCCACTCGCCGCCCTCACGCCGGATGACGGCGAGGAGGAGGGCGAGCCGGCCGGTGGGCCCGGAGGCCGGGACCACATGGGCCCCGGCCGTCACGGTCTTGGTCATCAGCGGCCGCCCTTCCGGACACCGGGCGCACACGCCATCCCGGTCATGCACACCCCGGCCGCGGCCAGAACACCCGCGGTGTCGGCGTCGAGCCCGGTGAAGGGCAGGGCTGCGGCGAGGCTGGCCACTGCGGCGGCGAGGAGAACAGCCGCCCAGTACGCGGCGAGACGGAAGCTCATGCGGTCCGCCTGTCCTGCTGCTCCGGCAGCGGCTGCGCCTTCAAGCGCGCCCGCGTCGCCCGCATCGACGGGTGCCGGATGTCCGACGCACCCTTCGACCCTTGCGGGTTGAACCGGGACAACACCCGGCCCACCTCGGTCATCTCCGCGAGCAGCCGGCGTGCGTCCGGGATGGCGACCTCGACCTGCGCCGTGTCCATTCCTGCCACGTCCTCGACCTCCTCGACCGCGGCGTCCAACTCACCCTCCCGACGGGCGCTCTGCACCACGGCGGCGAGTTCGTCGAGCGCGGCGATCACGCTGTCCCGGGTGTCCTCGTCCGCCCACCCGGCGACGAGCTGGACGAGGGTGTCGACACGGATCTGGTCGACGCGGAGCACGGCGTGCAAGTGGTTGGCGCCGAGGCTCACGGACTGCTGGGGCTTGGAGGAGCGGTTCATGACGTGGCGCCCTTCGTGGGTGCGGTGAGGATGAGGAGGAGGAACCCGGCGGTCAGCGGCAGTTGCCGCACCCAGCGGGGAAGCAGGTGCTCGGCACCCGCCCACCGCAGGGCCGCGGGGAACGTGACCGCGAACGCGACGGCGGCGAGGGCGATGCAGGCGAGGACGTCGCCACGGGACTCGTGCATCACTGGGCACCGCCCAACTCGGCCTCGACGAGGCTGGAGATCTGCTGAAGCAGCGAGGTGCGGCGGGCCAGGTCGCGAGACGTGAAGCTCTGCGAGTCGTCCGGCTTCAGCCCGAGCGCGACATCGAGCGTCGCGCCGAACAGACCGGCGAAGGCGACCGCTTCGTCGAGACGGACCGGCCGCTCGCCGCGCTCGATCTTCGCGACGGTGGTCTGCTGAAAGACGGTGAACCCCTGCGCCTTCAGAGCGTCGGCGACCTTCTGCTGAGACAGGCCAGCAGCGGTACGGGTGCTCTTGAGCCACGCGGTGAAGACTTGGTTGGTGTCAGCCATCACGCACCACCCGTCCCGCAGGTGTTGCAGGTGAACCCGGCAGGCGGCTGGCCGTCGCACGCTCGGCACGGCGGCGCCGGTTCGAAGAGGTCACCCACCGGCACGTCGAACAACTCAGCCAGCGCGGCAACCTCGTTCGCGGTCCAGGACTTCGACCGCCCCGTCTCCGCCGCGCGCTCCCCGGCGGACCAACTCGCCTTCGACATCGCAGGGGCACCGGTGATGCGGCTGAAGCGCTGGGTGGCTTCCTCCTGCGTCCAGTTGCGGGCGCGGCGGAGACGTCGGACGTTGCGGCTGATGTTCTCGGCGGCGGTCACTGGCCACCGTCCAGCGGGGGCAGGTCCCGGGGCACGAGGTACCGGTGCGCGAGCGGCCCGTCATGCGGATCCTCAACTCCGGCACGCTGCCCGGCGAGCAGGGCCTGCATCGGGGTCACGTCCTCGCGGAGGGCCTGCACCGGAGCGATCTGCCGCGTAATCCCGTCCAACGGAGCAGCCAGCGGAATCCCGAAGACCTCCCGCAGCTCGGGCTGCGAGACGGTGTCCTCGCTCACCAGCCGGCCCCGCTGCCACGTCTGGCCGGTACGCAGCCGCTCGGCCAGTGCCGCACGCTGCCCTTCCAGTACGGCGAGCCGGGCCCGCAGCGCGGCGTTCGTCGACTCCAGCCCGTCGATCCGGTCCCGGTCGGCACGCATCCGCTCACTGGCCAGGGACACGGACTCGTTCGTCTCGTGCCGCTCCTTCAGCAGCGCCGCGACCTCAGCCCGCAGACGCTCCAACTCCGGCACCTGCGGCGCCGGGCCCACCGGCATCGGCAGGGCGAACGCCACCGACGCCAACCCGTGCTCCGCGAGATCAGCCAGCGTCGCGAGCACCGCATCCGGCGCACCGGCCACCATGTCGGCCAGCGCGTACAAGCCACGGCCCTCGCGGGTCACCGCACGCCGCATCCAGCACGACCCGTCCTGCGTGTTCACGACCAGCGGGTCACGCGACACCGGGGCGCTCATGCCAGCACCTCGTTCGCGTCCGCAGCCGCCTCCAGCACCGCGACAACCGACTCCGTGGTCCGACCCTCCAGGTCACCCCACCCGTCGACATGCGCCTCCAGGTCGAAGATCCCGCCGAACAGCGGCCCCTCCCCGTCGACTTCCAACCGCAGCGCCAGCACGCCGATCGCCTCATCAGCGAGCAGCGACGTCAGGTGCGGGTCCCCGCTGGTCGCGCACTTCAGCGCCGCCACGATCGACATCGGCCGCAGGAAGTGCGGCACGCACATCTCCCGGTCGCGGAAGTCCGGGACGTAGTCGCCCTGGTAGTGGCCGTTCGCCGCGATCAGCCGGGCAGCCGCCCGGAACACCGCAGGAACGGAGGCCGGCCGCGCAACCGGCGCCTCGTGAAGGGGTTGAACTCTGGTCTGGGATGATGCGTTCAAGGCGAACGCCTCGCTTTCACAGTGAGTGGGGTTGATCGCCGAGTCGGGGGTCGTCGGGTCGCATCCGGCGGCCCTTCGGCGCGTGACGGGGTGGGTCAGGCGGCGTCGGCCGCGGGCTCGGCGCTGGTGGCCGGCCGGGGCGCCGGGATCCGGCCGCCGGGGTTCGTCATGATTCGGCGCAGATGCTCGACGAGTTCGTCGGACGGTTCCGGGGCGAGTGCGACGCGCGCCTTGATCGCGGCGACGGTCTCCGGGCCGAGGATCGCGAGACGTTCCTCGCGGGTCATGCGGTGGCCTCGATGGGGACGCGCTTGATGACGTCGCGGAGGTCGATGCCGTACTGCTCGGCGAATCGCATGGCCGAGTTCAGGTCGGGTTGGGCTTCGCCGCGGAGGATCCGTGAGACGGATGATTCGGCGATACCGGTCCGTCGGGCGATGGCGGCGTTGTGCTTGTCGCCGTGCCTCTTGGCGGCTTCGAGGAGCTTGGGGATGTCGAGGCGGAACACGTAGTCACCTCCCTCGGGGGGTGGTTGGCGTGGGTTGTCGCTGGTGGAAGGGAGTTCCTTGCTCACGAGGAAGACTCTGCCATGAAGCATCCTTGCGCGCAAGCAAGAGTGCGAAGGGAGTTCAGCCGGATCTCATTCGAATGCGTATTCGAGAACGGGAGTGAACTGTGTTGATGCAGGTCAGTGACCTAATTGACACCCTTGCGGGCAAGCAGGTTTCTGGCTATCTCCCTAACTAGGGAGGTAAAGTCCGCAGGCATGACGGATGCGACCCCCACACGCGCACAGAAATTCGCGGCCCTCGTCGTGCCAGCAGCCGAGCGCGCCGGCTACACCGGCCACGGCGCCAAGGCACGCTTCGCCCGCGACACCGGCATGACCGAATCCAGCGTCACCCGCATGTGGCAAGGAAACGCGGTCCCCGACGCCCGCTTCTACGACGCCATCAGCACAGCCGTCGGCGTTGACCTGGGTTCGCTGCTGGTCGAAGGAGGAATTCTCTCGCCGGAATCGCTTCAGTCACTGTCCGAAACTGACCCATCGCAGGTAGGCTCAGCACTCACTCCGGAGGAGGCAGCCGACCGGCTGGGGATTCGGGACGAAGTGGGGCGCCAACTTTTCTACGCAACGATCGAACGCCTCAAGCGGCTTGAGGACCAGCCCAACGACGGGGCCGGCGAGCGCGGAGGGGCGGCAGCACAGATGTAAGGCGGGGATGCGAATGGATCTTCTCAGCACGAGAACGCGAACCACGGCCGTAGCAGGAGGGGCAGCACTAACCGCAGGGGCCGCAGTCATTCTCCATGGAATGATCCGACACGACCTCGCCCGCTCCCTCGGCGGCGCCTGCCTCCTCCTCACCACCCTCATCCTCGTCTCTCTCGCCCTCGTCCACCGGTGGATCACCGACACCAGCGAACAGCGACGCGCCCTGGCCGAGAAGGAGTCACAGGCCGACGCCGAACGCTCCCGCTACTTCGCCCTCGAAGCTGCTCTCGAAGGCGAACACGCCCGCCTCAGCAGGGACCTCGCAGGCGAACGCGCCGCCCTCGCAGCCCAGCTCGACGCCGAACGCCGGGCCCTGGAGGCCGTTTTCGAGGAGCGTCGCGCAGCACTCATCTGCGAGACCACCGAAGCCGTCGTCCAGATGATCCACGACGGCAAACTCGCCCCCACGACCCCGGCACATCACAAGGTCATACAGCTCCGGGACCACCAGCAGCGCCGCCCTGAACGGGAACGGACTCGGGAGCACGGAGTCGTTGGGCCCTGAACCCCGGCTCGCCGAAGAACGACAGCCGGACCCGGTCGTCGTCCAGCGGCCGCCGGCCTGACGCCTTCGCCTTGTACAACCGCACCGTCACGACCGTCCGGATCACCTCCCGCTTCTGGTCCAACGTGAGGTCGTTCCACACGAGATCCGGGTCCTCGGCCTCCAGCAGCCGCAGCACCAGCGGCGAGACGCCCGTGTACGTCCGCAGCTTCTCCCGCGCCGCTTCGAGCTTCGGGACCAGCCGCGCCTCCATCCCCGCGAGCGAGACCGCGGACAGCTTGAACCGGCCGGCTTCCTCGTCGTACTCCTCGGCCTGCGCGCGGGCCTCGCGGAGCTGCTCCTCGAAGGCGTTGATCAGCTTCTGCGCGGCGGCCGCCTGCTCCTTCACCTTGTCATCCGCAGGGATGAGCGCGGACCGGGCCTTCGCCTTGTCGGTGAACCAGTCGATGACCGCCTCCTCGACGAAAGCGTCCAGACGGAACTCCGCGATCGACGTGTCGTTCTTCTCCTTGCAGCACAGCCCCCGCTTCCGCTTCCCGCTCCCGGACAGGTGGCGGAGCACCGCGTGATCCCCGCACTCCCCGCACAGCGCGAGGTACGACAGCAGGTGCGCGACCTCCGACCCCCGTTGCATCAGCCGCGCCGGATGGGTGAGGACGGCGGTCACCCTGTTGAACATCGCCCTGCCCTCGGGGGTCTCCAGGCCCTTGATCGGAGCCCACACCGCCGGGATGTACGTGCCCTTGTTGATCCGTTCCCCGAGGTAGGCCCGGTTCAGGAGCATCGACCGGACATACGCCTCAGTCCACTCCTTGCCGTCCAGCCGCGCCGACTCCAGCTGGGAGTTGAGCCAGCGGGTGAGGGCCCGCAGCGAGTGCCCCGTGTCGATGCGCCGCATCGCCTCCAGCACGAACGGCCCGCGGACAGGGTCCTCCGTCTGGCCGGTGCAACGCCGGCGTCCCGCGACGGTCTTGTACGTGCGGACGTACCCGTAGAGCAGCTTCCCGTGGGGGAGCCCGGACTGTGCCTGGAAGTTGGCCGCGCGCAGGTTGCCGTCGCGGATGCCTTCGGCTTCGTCCTCGGCGTCGACGGCGTGCATGGCCGTGGCCTTGAGGTCGTCGCGGCGGGACAGGTCGTAGACCTGCGCGTTGTAGCAGAGCAGAGTGTTCGTGTCGCGGAGCACCTTGCGGAGACGGACGTAGGCCTCAAGATCGCGGTAGTAGCGGCTGGCCTGGAAGGCGACGACGATCCGGCGGGTGCCCGGCGGGACGGGCTCCTTGGCGAGAGTGTCGATCAGTGCCTCGAAATCATCGCGGACCTTGCGGCCGTGCCTGCTGGCGGAGATATCCGTGTCGCTGAACTCGCGGGTCACGGTCCACTTGTGGCTGTCGCACAGCCTGCGGCCGGTGGCGAGCTGGTCGGCGACGGAGCTGCCCTCGCCGATGGCATCGAAGGAGTTGCGGCCGTAGAGCATGGCCTCGAACTGGACGCCGGGGATGACGAGGTGCAGGTACTCGGGCGCGTAGGGCATGCGCCGATGCTAGCGAGGAACGCCACCCCTAAATAGGGTTGTGGGTCCACAAAGTTGTTTAGGGGTGGTTATTCGCTGGGCCGGGAGGAACCAGGCGACGTGTCGCCGTAGAGCTCGTCGAACACCGACAGGCAGTCGTCGAGACGGCGCGTGACCGTCGAGAGGAGGAGGATCAGGCCGGCCGGGGGGAGTTCCGACAGGTCGGTGGCGCGGGCGTTGCCGAGGTCTCGGCGTGCGAAGTCGAGTCGGTCGCGCTGGAGCGGGGTGAGTTCCGGACGCTCGGGGTTGGGGTCGGGCTGGTGCATGTGGGTCCCTGGTGCGTGCGGCGGTGCGGGGTGTGGGGTGCGGTTCGACTGGCTGTTCGGTCAGTAATGTGTAGCGCGCACGTAAGCATGCGGTCATGTGCAGAGGTATGCAACGTGTAAAGACTCACGCTGCCCAACGAGTTTTCCCGTCTTGAGTGTCTTGCATCCACGGTTGAAGTCTGGATCAAAATGTACGCTCGAAGATACAGACACATGATCATGGGCGGGCAACGGTTGTCGAGTGCTCCCCGCCCCGCCACCCGACTACTGGGTGCTCACCCGCCGCCGCGCCATCGGGGACCAGATCCGCACCGCCCGCCGCGCCCGCAAGGTCACGCAGGAAGCGTTAGCCGAAGCCGCCGGCCTCGACCGGCAGGCGATCAACAGGATCGAGAACGGGCACCAGGCCGCGTACATCGACACCCTCATCCGCATCGCGCACGCCCTCGACACCCCGCTCGCCGACCTCGTGCGCTGAGCGGCCGCCCCCACCAGGGGCGACAGGAGCGACCGCCCAACCCAGCCCCGGCACGCCGTCTGCGCCGGGACCGGGAGTCTAGAAACTCGTCTTGCTGTACGGGTGGTAGTGCAGCCCGGCGTGCCCCCGCGGGAGGCAGCAGTGCAGGCCGCCACCGGATTGCTCGGCCCAGCAGTAGTCGGACATGGGGCCGGTGTACCGGGGCAGGGTTTTCTTGCTCACGCGAGCTCTCCGTTCTGCGAGGGCCGCCGGGGCCGCATCGGGCAGCTCGGCCCGCACTCGTACACCTCGACGGACAGGTCGTGCGCGCCGCTCATCCCTGTGGCCCGGCCGGCAGACCTCGCGCCGCGGGTCAGACGGGTGCCGCACCAGCAGCAGGCGTGCCCCGAGTGCTGCGCCCCGGTCAACCTGCGGGCGGACGGCGGCCGGGGAGTCCACGTCACCACTGGTCGGCCAGCGGGACGAGGCCACGCTGCTCACGGCACGGCGCGCACGCGTACAAGGGGTACGGCGGCGCCGAGTTCTTCTCGATCGCGTCCACCAGGACCGCCGTCTCGGACGGGCCCTTGTGGTATTCGCACCAGCCGGCACCCGTCTCCGGGTCTGTGCCGGGCTCGCGGGTATGCGTAGGCTCTTCCACGTCGACTCCAACCAGTCGGCCAACCCCCGGGACCGTTGACGCGGTCGCCGGGGTTTCTCGTGACAGAACCGACCGTACCGCCAACCGCGTCCCCCTGCACCCCTCTGCGTCCCACAGCGTCGGGACGCGTTCCCGAGATGTAGGCCGCACAGGGTCGCGCGACCGTGAGGGGATGAGCGATCTCCCGCAGTACGAGTACGTGAAGCTCGCGGACCGCATCGAGGCCGAGATCCGATCCGGGACCCTGCCCGTGGGTGCGGCGCTGCCTGGGGAGCGGGCGATGACGGACATCTACCAGGTGTCGATCGGGACGGTCCGGCGTGCGGTGCGGGAGCTGCGTGCGCGCGGGTTGGTGGCGACGCTCGCGGCGAAGGGGACGTTCGTGTTGGAGCCTCCGGCGGAGGGGCGCCCGTAGAATCGGATCATGCCCACCGACCACGTCTGCCCTGGTTCCGTGCGGTCTGCTGCCCAGCTCAACGAGGACATACGCGCTCTCGCCCGCAGGTCGTTCGGCCGGCGGATGACGGACGCCGAACGCGCCGAGTACGAGGTGCTGGTGGTGGCGTGGGTCAAGGCTGAGCAGGGCGACATCGTCGAGGCGGCGTGACGCTACGCTGACATGGCGATGCCCCGCCTGCTTTCTCCAGGCGGGGCATCGTTCGTGCCGAGTTACCTCCTAGTCCCGTCCGGCGCCTTCGTCGCCGTCGAACCAGGCGTAGTAGTTGCCGCCCTCCCACGCGGTGTGCCGCTGGTGGTAGCCACGTTCACCGCAATACACGGTGTCCGGCATTGGCTCCTCCCGGAACGTGGCCGCGCACGGCTCGTCGTCCGTGCCTGTCACCTCCTCCTGGCACTCGTTCGTCACGGCGCGCCCCTCTCCGTGCGGCAGGGGCAGTGCGGCGGCCACGCTTCCTCGGTGCAGATACACGGTGCCACGGCGGCGGCGGTGCGCCAGGGGCAGCCGGGGACCGGCAGCGGTTTATGGCTGGCGAGGTGGACGGATTTGCGGCAGGTGCAGCGGTCGACTGACGACGCAGACCCGACGGTGACAGTGACCGTGTGACCGGACAGGCCGGCGATGCGCTGGGCCCAGTTGAGGCTGAGGTCGACTCGGCCGGTGAGCATCTGACTGAGGTGCTTCTGGCTGATCCCGAGTTGCTGGGCGATCCAGATTTGCTTGAGGCCGTTGTTTTTGATCAGAGTGCGGATCTGGTTGCGGAGGTTCGTGGAGGGTTCCGTCACGGGTCAGTCCTCCCCGTCGGGGCGAGGCACGGCGTCGGGGTCGTCGGCCCGGATCAGCCGATGCGCCATGCCTCGGGCTGCGGCGAACGCGAACTCGTCGGGGGTCAGGCCAGCGTCCCCTTCGGGGATGTAGAGGTCGCCGTTCTCAGCGACGTAGGCGATGCTCGTGGTGGCGTTCCTCGGGTTGATGACCTCATACCAGCCGACGCCCGAATTGACGTCAGTCACGGTTGGCCTCCTCTGCGCGAGTCCGTTGGGATCTGGTAGCCGATGGCGAAGGCGACCTTCTGCGCCGCCTGGATGTCGAGGCACGGCCACTGGTCCTGGTCGCGGAAGCAGTGACCTCCCCCGTCCGGGCCGTGGATGGCGGCGACGTCGACGAGCAGCGTGAACAGTTCGCCCGCGAACCAGCCGTCGCGCTTCTGCAAGACCCGGGCGGCGGCCAGCAGTTCGTCACGCGGGCTGGTGGGCCCGATGTCGGCAGACGGTGCGGCGTACAGGGCTTCGAGGTCGGTCACTGCTGCTTCCCCGCCTCGTCGGCCCTGCGGCGCAACTCGTCGGATACAACACACAAGGCCGTGCTCACGCTCGCCTTGTCGAACCGGCGGTCGGCCGAGACTCCACGGACGTAGTTGGCGGCCTCGCGCAGGACCGTGGGCCGGTCGGCAGACGCCGCGTTCCCTAGGGGGCGGTCGATGCCCTCGCGGTTGCCGCACGAGTGCGTCTCGGCCTGCTCCTCGGTGGCCGCGCGGTGTCGGACGATGATCCCCGGCCCCGTGTCGATGCCGTCGTCGTGCCGTTCGACGAGTTCCACCCAGCGGTCGTAGCGGCCGGTGGTGAGCTGGGGATCGGTCACCCATTCCAGGCGGCCGGTCACTTCGGCCTGCGACCGCAGCCACGCCTCGGCCGCCGCTTTCGCGGGTGCTTCGTCGTTGGTGTAGCCGATGAGGTAGTCGGAGACGTTGCCCGGCTCGTAGACGGCTTCCCAGTCGGGGAGCGCTTCGGCGTTAACGGCGCGGAGGCTGCGCTCGGGCTCCGGGTTCATCGCTCCCGGGTTCAGGGTGCGGTTGGGGATGTGACTGTCGCGGTGGATGTCTCGCTCACGTTCCTCGGCCTCCGGGTCGTAGGTGTCCCATACCGGGCCGGTGAACAGAGCAGGGCTCACCCCATGGTGGTTCTCGGGGATGTCCGCCCGCCCCATGTTGTGGCCGCGCGGGAGAGGGCATCCGCCCCACGCCCCGCAGGTCTGCGTCTCGGGCTGCTGCACCTCACCGTTCACGCCGGGGCAGTACACGGGTCGCGCGTCTGGCCGCTGCTGCCAGTCGTGCGGGGCGTGGGGCTGCTTGACCCAGAACGCGTCGGTGCACTGGATGTTGCGTTGGGCGGGCTGTGCCTCGTCGGCCCTGCGAGCGCGGCGCTCAGCCTCGTCGGTGGGCGCGGACGCCGGAACCAGGGCGGCGGGAGGCGCCGTGATCGTCAACCGCGGGAGCAGCCAAGCCGCCGCCTTGCGGTAGTCGTCCTGGAACACGGTGGTGAGCTGCTGCCAGGCCGGGTGATCGGCGCCGTACACGTGGGCGTCGGCTGCGCACAGCATCCGGGCCCAGACCTCGATGGCAGATGTCCGGTCGGGTTCCCCGTTCATATTCATGTCGTCCTCTCTGCTCGACGGGCGAGCATCCGGTCTTTGGCCTGCTGCTCGGTGGGGGCGGTCCATGCGTGCCAACCGGCGGACGCGGTGTACTGGCGGCCATGACCGCGCTCCTCGATGCCGCAGTGTCGGCAGCCTGGTACGGCGATGCTGCCGGTCACGCCGCGTTCCCGAGCAGCCGGTCGATGGGCGCGGTGTACCCGCGCATGCTGCCGAGGTTCTCGTTGATGAGCGTGGTGATGGCGTCGTTGGCGGCGCCCTCCCAGTGGTCGAGGACTTCCGCGCGCCGGATGATCTCGCCGAGTTCCTTGAGGCGGTCGGTGTCCTCGCAGATGCCCTCCGCGAGATCCCGGATCATCTGCACGGCGATCTCCCGGGCGGCCTGCGCTGCCGGGCTCAAGGCCTCCACCACGTCGGGGAGGACGACGCCGTCCTCATCGACGAGGACGAGGCCGTGGAAGCCGAAGCGGCCGAGGAGGTAGCGGCCGGGCTTGCGGCCGTCGGCAAGTTCGCTCAGTTCCTCGCTGCGCATCCGGTAGGTGCGGCGGGCGATGTCGCAGCGGTCACCGTCCGGGCAGTCCGTCGGGTGGGTCCAGTCGATGGTGCGCTCGCTGTCGATCTCGGTGACGGTCAGGTGGTGCGGGTGGTTCATGAGCACTCCTTGTAGGTGGTGTAGCTACACCTTAGAGTGGGGTGTAGCTACACCGCAAGCGCCCCAGGGAAGGACCACGAAATGGCAGACGTAGCTACACCCAGCTACCCTCCACGCATGCCCAACCAGCCGAAGACCCCCGCCCGACAGATGCGCATCGGCGACGAGTGGTACGACTTCGAACTGGCCACCAAGGCACAAGACACCGAACGCGCCGCCGCCGTCCGGGCCTTCATCGACTGGTACATCCGGCGCCCCGACGCGGAACTCCCCGAGCGCCCCGACGCGAGCTACTGGCGAAGTGCACAGGCGGACGACTGACACCCCAGCCCGGACGCGCCACGGCCCCGCCCGCCCCACAACAGGGACAGACAGGGCCGCAACCGTTCACCGCGCGAACAGCGCCACCGCACCCGTTGCCGCACCGGCAACACCAGCCAGGACACCAATCGTCGGCAACGGCCAACGAGCCTTCTCCAACGTGCGGATCCTCGTCTCGTGGTCAGCCACGTCCTTGCCGAGATCATTCAGACCCTGCCCGATGCTGTCGAGCTTGGTCTCCACCCGGGTCAAGCCATCGCTCAGGGATCTCAGCTCCTGGTACATCTGGGCGCTGCTGATGTAGACGCCCGCCGGGTCCGAAGCGGGGGCACCCATCAGACACCCGCGACAGACGACGCCGAGTTCTTCACCCCGACCACACGCGCGGCCAGGCCCTTCACAAGGGACACCACCGCAGCGACACCGGCCGTGCCGACCGTCTGCCAGAACGAGGCGTGCAGGACGTCCGCCGGGCCCGCAGCTATGGCCACGGCCGTCGAGGCTGCGAGGAACGTCCAGACGACGCGCTCAGCGAGGTCACGGCCGTAGGTGGCCGCGGTCTTCACCACGGTGTCGGCGTTGGGGAGGTTGAGGTCAGACATGATCAGGACTCCTTACCGGTGACGTCGACGTGGACGTTCACGACCGCCCGAGCGACCGCGTCGTCGACTGCTTTCTGCACCGCGGCGACGACCGTCGCAGTGTCAACGCCGGAGCCCACGAGCCCGGCGAGCTTGGTGATGGCCGCGGTCTGTGCGGCCTCTGTCGCGGCGACCTTGTCGATCCGCTTGAGGATCTCCGTCTGGACCGAACTCAGCGTCCACGTCGGGTTCGTGGCGGGCGCGCCCGGGACGGAGATGATCCCGTCCAGGGTGAGCACCGCCTTCGCGACCTCAGCAGCAGTGGGCATGTCGTCCTCCTCGAGGGGCTGGCCGGCCGCGCGGGCGACGATGCCCGGGAACACGACCGTCTTGAACTGGGTCACCCGCGCGTCACCCGGGCACGAATGCGCCGACGGGTTCCACGCGGAGTGCAGGCGGTGATAGCCGAACCCCGGGTCGTCCGCGGTGCGGCAGATCCGCAGCGGGATCCCGTGCTTCTCGTGCAGCCACACGCCGAGCCTGATCAGCGTCTCGACCTGCTCCGCCGTCCACGGGTCCGACGCCTGCAAGTTGGACGCGGACTCGAGCGACACCGCGCCGGTCCCGTCCGGGCGGAGGTTCGCTGCGGCGTTCGCGTCCGCTCGAGTCTCGGTCCCGATGAACTGCCCGAGGCTGCCGTCGTACCCGAGCCCGAAGTGCGACTCCAAGTTGGTAGACTGCCAGTATTCGTAGAGCCGCTCAGGGGTCCACGGGGC